ACACCTACTTTTGAAAATGTAATCGTTGCTCTCGACAATAGCGCCCCGATACTGGTGTTCCCACTAAGGTTTATTTTGCTGCGACGTTGAATGTTCCTTTTTTGGCAGCGCATCCTATGGCTGTGTGTCCGAGTTCTCCCGATCGTTTCAGTCGTCTTATGCCTCCTGGTGACTCTAATTCTGATGTCGATTTTACAGGTATTAAGACTATCCCGCAGCTTGCTGTAGCGACACGTTTGCAGGAGTATAAAGATCTTATTGGTGCTTCCGGATCGCGTTATTCCGACTGGCTTTATACGTTCTTTGCCTCTAAGATCGAACATGTGGATCGTCCTAAGCTTCTTTTTAGTTCGTCCGTTATGGTTAATAGCCAGGTTGTTATGAATCAAGCAGGTCAGTCCGGTTTTGCAGGTGGTGAAGCTGCTGCACTTGGTCAGATGGGTGGCTCTATTGCGTTTAATACTGTGCTTGGTCGAGAACAAACTTATTATTTTAAGGAGCCCGGTTATATCTTTGATATGCTGACCATTCGACCTGTTTATTTTTGGACCGGTATACGTCCCGATTATTTGGAATATCGTGGCCCTGATTATTTTAATCCGATTTATAATGACATCGGTTATCAAGATGTTCCTTTTTGGCGTATTGGTTATGGTTGGAAAGGTGGTTCTGCTTCTCAGAGTATGACCGTAGCTAAGGAGCCGTGTTATAATGAATTCCGGTCTTCTTATGATGAGGTGTTAGGTACGTTACAGTCTACTCTTACGCCTAAGGCTTCTGTTCCATTGCAGTCTTATTGGGTTCAGCAGCGAGATTTTTATTCGATCGGTTTGTCTTCAAATCCGAATGAGATTAGCCCTTCTATGCTCTTTACCAATTTGAATACTGTTAATAATCCTTTTGCATCAGATATGGAGGATAACTTTTTTGTTAATATGTCGTACAAAGTAGTTGTTAAGAATCTTGTGAACAAGTCTTTCGCAACTCGTTTATCCAGTCGTTGATATGTTGGAGTATATGATTGAAGACCTTCCGGAATATAGGTCCCGTGGTGAGCGGATTATGTCGGTTTTGAATGGTTCCGGTTCTGTAGATGTTTTGCCTGGCCGTCCGGATGTCCAGGCCTCGGATTCTGATTTTCGGAAAGGCGAAGATTATGATCCACCGCTTGACTTCGATCCGAACTCGTTTTCCCGGATCGACAAGTTTGATGGTTTGGAGAGTGGACAGGGTGTTATTGATGACTTTCTTGAGCGACAGCGTTCATCTTCGAATGCTCAGTCGGAGAAAGAAGATTGATAGGGTTTAGGATTTCCGAAGGGATCATATAGGTGTTCCCTTCGGGTCCTTGTCCACTTTTCTACCTCGCACCGCAGGTAGCGTCCAGCACCTTGATAATCAGCACTTTATGTCGACGGAGTCGGCGTGCTGCCCGTATAAACTTATTGTTTTTAAAAGAAAATTACATATCCCTTTACTGGAAGATATATGATATGTGCGCGGACCGGTTTTGATGTTTGCTTTGAACATCGAAATTGGATATCGAATTGCGGTTTCGATAGCGTATTTTCTTATGGTTTCTTATTGTTGTTTTTGTTATGGAAAAAGTACCGTTTTATCGTAAGAAAAGCTTTTGGACGTTGTTGATCTCCATCCTTACGGCTTTGTCAGTTTATTTCGCTGCATCATGCACCAGAAAGTTGGTCTACCGCTCTTCCGGTGTTCATTGTGATACGGTTCAACTTGATGTTCGGTCTAATTTAAAGCTTCCTTAATATGCCTGCTGCTGGTTTTGCTGCACTAATGGGTCAGTCGCTTGGCATGAATGCAGCTGCTTCTGCTGGTTCTTCTGCTGGTGCCGGTATTGCTGATGCTTTGTTTGGTGGTATTTCTGCTCGCCGTAATTGGAAGTATAAGCAAAAGGAAATGGCATTGCAGCAGCAGTATGCCCTTGAACAAATGTCTAAGTCTGCGGAATTTCAGTTGGCTCATGATAAGCAGATGTTTGATTATCAGAATGCGTATAATGATCCTTCTGCTGTTCTTGAGCGTAATTTGGCTGCTGGTTTGAATCCTGCTGCTGTTCTTGGTCAGTCTGGCGTTGGTGTTTCTGCTACTATACCCACCGCCAGCGGTGGGGCCCCATCCGGTCATGGTCCTGTGGCGTCTGGCTCCGGTGGGGGTCTTGCTGCTCTTTCTGGTAATGCTTCTGCGTATGCGGATATTCAGTTGAAGAACGCCCAGCAGGAGCGTGAGCGTTCGGCTGCTGCTCTTAATGATGCTGAGGCTGACTGGTATAAGTCTCAGACTGTGGATAAAGATTTGCGTGAACGTTTGATGAAGGCGCAGGCAGGACTTGCTGAACAAGGAATTACTGAATCTTCTTCGCGTGCAAGTTTGAATGCTGCTATAACTTTGTCCTATTCTATTGATAACGAGTTGAAAGATGCTGCTTTCGGCTACAATTTAGAGCGGATCAAGGCTGATCTCGGCAAGGCCAAGGAGGAGTACTACCAGCTTAAGACTCGTACCGGTTATGTTGACGATCTGATTGAAGGAGAGTTGCAGTTGTTGACTGCCCGTGCCATTTATTTGAAGTCTTCTTCTTCTAATCAGGAGCAGTTAGCACGTGTGAATGAATTGACTGCGGATGATTTGGAGAATTGGTTTGACGTTAATTGGAATACGGAGGTTGAGGTTCCTATTATCAATGAGAACGGAAAGGTTGAGCGTACGGTCAAGATGACCGGCAAGGAAATCCGTAAAGAATATATGAAACTTAATTTGCAGGATTTTCAGTATGATATGTACACCAACCGCTGGGAGCTTCGTTCTGAGAAAAACCGTTTTGGTTATAGTGTTGTTAATACTGCTGTTAGTGGTGCTATTTCTGCTGCTGGACATGTTTCCGGAGCAAAAGTCCTTTCTACAGCTCCTCCTGTGCAAAGATTTGATGATGTTACAGAGGACTTAGTTCCTGATCCTAATGGTGCAGGTTGGACTAAGCATACTACTACAACCAGTCGTCAATTTCGTCGTTAATAATTTGGAATTAGAGTTTTTTTGTTTATTTTTGCCTTTGAATTTTAAACCTTATTTTATTATGTCATCTAAAGTTATTACTGAAGACATGTTGAAGTCTTCCGGTTCTGTTGAAAATCCGATCATTTTGGTGGTGCTTTCAAATTATCCTTTTTCGAATGGAGGTTATTTGGTTTCCTTTAGTCAGTTAGAACCTGATGGTTCTTCTAAGAGCTATGATCCGGCTTATTCTTTGGATTTTCAAGCTTCTAAGCTCTCTACGTATTTGGACACCAGCTCCATTTTCTTGCCTGTAGGATGTTATTATTTGCCTGATAATGAGCTTGCGGGTTTCGTTAAGTCTTTGTCTTTCGGCGCATCTACTTTTGAAATGAAGCTTGTGCCTGGTTCCTCTCAGATGCAAGGTTTAATTGTGGTTAAGGTTGATGAAAAAAGTTTGTCTAAGTATGAGCAGGAAGAAGAAGACGAGAGGTAAAGGAGGTAAGAGAATCGTTGTTCGTCCTTTAGGAGGAAAAGTTCTTTAATGCGTTTAGATTGCTATCAGCGTTTTGAGCTTGCCTATGCGCCTTTCTTTGTGAGGAAGCGTGTAGGCAAGCGTTTTACGGTAATATCTCGTTTTCGAACTTATGAGCAAGCTTCTGATTTTCTCCGTTTTTTGTTAGAAAAGTATCCTGGTATTTATTTTGATATAAAGGATGTGTCAATCTCCCATTTGGATAAGGAATCGAGCATATAGTTCTAAGACTATAGGTTTGACTGATCGGAAGGTTTTGTTGATGAATCGGCCTTGGGATTATTTTACTCAGCGTATTATGGTTCCTTGTGGTCATTGTGAGGAGTGTCTTCGGCAGCAGCGTAATGATTGGTATGTTCGTTTGGAGCGTGAAACTAAGTATCAGAAGAGTTTGCATCGTAACTCTGTGTTTGTTACCATCACGATAGCTCCGGAGTATTACGATAGTGCATTGTTGAATCCTTCTTCTTTTATTCGCATGTGGTTTGAGCGTGTTCGTCGGCGTTTTGGTCATTCCATTAAACATGCTGTTTTCCAGGAGTTCGGAATGCATCCGGAGCAAGGTAATGAGCCTCGTCTTCATTTTCATGGTGTTCTTTGGGATGTTTCTTGTTCTTATAATGCTATTCGTGAAGCCGTTAAGGATTTAGGTTTTGTTTGGATTTCATCTATTACGGATAAGCGTCTTAGGTATGTTGTGAAGTATGTTGGCAAGTCTGTTTATATGGATGAGCGTTCTGTCGATTTTGCGAAGTCTCTTCCTATTACTGTAGGTAAATTAAAAACTAATCTTTATGACTTTCTTCAGAATAGTCGATATCGCCGTAAATTTATCTCGGCAGGTGTTGGCGATTATTTGGGAGATTTTAAAGCTCCCGGTGTTGTTTCTGGTCTTTGGTCTTACACAGATCATCAGACTGGTGCTGTTTATCGGTACCGTATCCCTCGCTACTACGATAAGTATCTTTCTCAAGATGCGTTACTTTTTCGTAAGATTTCTACTGCTTGGACCTATGCTAACGCTTTCGGTAGTTCTTTGGCTCTTGGCTTTCTTCGTGAAGTTGCTGAGAGGGTCCTTCGTCCTTCCGACTTTTCCCGTATCGTTAAAGGAGGTTTTTCGCGCCTTGTGAAGCTTCGGGAGTTTTTGAGCAAGGTCAAGGACCGGCCGAGTTTTCGTGCGGTAACTTCTGATGTTATTGATTTTTGGGTAGACTGTTTTGGTGTTGATCCTTCTAATCCTTTTTTTAATAAAATAGTTTATGGGTAAGCAACCTTTTATTTCTCATGCTGTAAATGGCTATTCTCGGTATGATATGCCCGAGAATAAGGCGTTTTCTGTTACGCCGGGTATTATTTACCCGGTCCGTATTCAGTTTGTCAATGCTCGTGATCGAGTTACGTTGCATCAAGGTATTGATGTCCGTTCAAATCCCTTGGGTGTTCCATCGTTTAACCCTTATGTACTTCGGCTGCATCGGTTTTGGGTTCCTTTGCAATTGTATCATCCTGAAATGCGTGTCAATTCGTCTAAGTTTGATATGAACGATTTGTCGTTTAACTTTATTCCCGGTTGTGTGGATAATAGTGGCAATAATACGTATACTTCTTTTATGTATCCGCGTCCTGGTGTTGCTGCATTTTTTAGTCAGGTTATGCCGTTTAATCATCGTGCTGCACTTCCGAATAGTTTGATGTCTTGGCTTCGTATTGCTAATAGTCCGATTGTTAATTATCCTGAAAATACTGTGCCTATTACTGATTCTCTTCTCAAGACAACAGGGAAGTTTGTTACTGTGAATGCAGATACTTATTTAGGTTATTGGGATATCGTTCGCAATTATTATTCGTATTCTTCTTGGGGTGTTTTTTCTTTTGCTCATCCCGGAACTTATCGGCCTACTTTTTTTACTACTTCTACCTCTTCTGTGGCGTCTGTTGAGTATCGTTCGAAAGCTTCCTATTTTTGGCAGCGTTATGGTAGCTTGGAGTTCTTGGATCATTACTTCGAGACGATGTTTTATCCGAGGGATAGGAAGATCGGTTCTGATCGAGACGAGTTATCGTGGAATCGTTCTGATTTGTTCGTTGAGATTCTTCGTTCTGATTTGTTTAATCCGGGTACAATAGCAGCTGCTCCGGATTTTAACAAGTTGCTTCAGATGTTTCCTCAGAATATGGATTATATGGTTCCGGCTTATCCTTATGATGTTGTGAAACCTACGGTTGATTGGAATAGTGGTGAGGGTACCGATACTGGTGTTCCCACTAAGGTTTATTTTGCTGCGACGTTGAATGTTCCTTT